TGCCTCTCTAAAATGCTCTTGCTTTGACTTGTACTGGAAGTTGTCAATAACATCCAACAGCAAGTCTTTCTTAGCCTCTAAGTTTTGTTCAGCCCAAATTGCTTTAATCGTATCATCTGTAATCTTTTTCATGTTGCACCTTTCATTGTTAATATACTTATATTATACAACAAAACTAACCAAAGGTCAACGGAAAATCCGTATTTATTTTGTACCGATGTTATACTTAGGACAAAGTTCCCAATTAGGCTTCTCTTTATGAGAGATGATTTTGATTTGATTTAAAGGTGCAATATCACCAACAACACTTACAGTTTCAAGTAGTCCCCAATCGGACATTAATGTGACTATAGTGTTACGTCGGCCGACATCATTAACTGTTAAGTTAGAGGGCTTGCCGTCTAACAGAAACAGTTCTTTAAAATGTGTGATGAAGTATCTACCTTGCTTGTGTAATATGTGACACGACTGATATAGTTTAGAATCTCTCTTGCTAGCCACACCCATTCTTGTAAGGGTCTCTCTGATTTTTAAAAAATCGTCAGGTTGAGCTAATGCAACTTCTAACATAGCATCTGGGCTCCAATCAAAGAGCTCCTCTTGTTGATCCACCATGATTTATTTTTTCCTTTATTCTTTTCAATTCAATTGGGTTGAAAAGAGGTAAAACGTTTCTTGCCTTTTCGTTACTATATCCATAGTAAGTCTTTAAAGCATCAATATCATCAGACTCGGAAGCCTTGTTCCATTTAGAAAATCTTTTCCTCTTTCTAATGATATTTATAAGAAAGGAAAACTGAGGCTTACCATCGAGGTGATGATTGATATTCATCTCATTAGCATATAGCACAGTATCTGGGAAGTATGATAGACCACGATTAATCATAAACGCAGGGTAGTCTTTATTTTTTACATCAACATCCCTGAAGTGATAAAACGCGTTATTGTTAATGGCGTTTAAATACGAGAACGGATTACTAGTTAGCTCATTAGTATTCTTATTTAAGTGGTCCTTTGGAGTCACTTGAATTTACCTTGTGCCATAATCTCAGTGAGACAAGCAACAGTATTCAATTCATGATCTGCAACAAATGCATTCTTATATTGATATTCAGCTAACGTAATCACCAATTGAGGAATGTATTCATCGGACACATAATCCAACATGTTATCATAGATCATTCTGAATACTACAGCTGGTTCCATGTCGATATTATCACTTACCCATTTACGCATACCCTTGAAGTTCTTATTCTTTAAGTCAGCCATAAGCCCTTTAATAGACGTTTCAGATAAAGATACTAATATACCAGCATCAATAGTGCCAGACATTCCATATCGTTGACATTCGTTAATAACACGACGCCAATCAGGAATGTACTTCATAATCAATTCAGCAACAACTTGTGGCTCAGCCTTAACATTCTCCTGTTCAAGGATGTATGTTAATCTGGTCATGAACATACCTGCGAGCTCAGCTTTATTGCCAACGTTAAATTCATACACAGAACATCTTGAATGAAGAGGCTCAATGATCTTATTCTTGAAGTTACAAGTTAAAATGAACCTACAGTTGTTAGAGAATTCTTCAATGAATCCACGTAATGCAGGTTGAGTAGATTGGGGGTTTAAGTAATCAGCCTCATCTAAAATGACTACTTTATATCCTCCCTGTAATGAAACAGTTGAAGCGAACTGTTTGATTTTACCACGAAGAGTATCAATGTTACCATCTTCCGAACCATTGACTATGATATAATCGAGATTGAGCTCTTTACATAAAGCACGAGCAACAGTAGTCTTACCTACTCCCGCAGTACCTGTAAACATCATGTTAGGCAATTCACCAGTTTCTACTATCTGTTTAAACGTATCCTTCAGTGGTTTAGGTAAGATACATTCGTCAATAGTAGTTGGTCTATATTTTTCAACCCACAAGAACTCTTCTCTTTTCATTTACTTCTCCATGATATAATTAGGTGAGAGTTTCATACACACTACTCTCAAAGTGCTCAGAGGCAGGAGGTTTACACCTTGGCCTTGTATTCTTTATTATACACTATTACCGTGTATAAGTCAACAGGTTACGATCCTGTAATAGATTCGTATAAGTCTTCTACATCGTTATTAACAGCTGTTACTTCAGCAAGGTTTTGCTTATAGTAAATGTTGACAACTTTACGTAAATGCTTCTTATCAATGCCGTGCTTCTCATTAAGACCCATAATAGCTTCTTTAATGAATTCACGCTCTCCCTCCATTCTAGTGAGGGAGTCCGAGCAATCTTTAATTACTGTTAAAATGTCTTTCTTATCTTGTTCTGTTAATACCATTTGTATCTCTATTATATAATTTGGTGGGCCTACTTGGAATTGAACCAAGACTCTGCCGATTATGAGTCGGAAGCATTAACCAGTTATGCTATAGGCCCGGAGCGGATAGTCAGAATCGAACTGACCTTCATGGGTTGGAAACCCATTGTATTACCGATATACGATACCCGCGATTTACTACTTAATCTTCTTCTTCTTCTTCTTTAGGTTCTTCTTTTGGCTTATTAGCATCAAGGAATGCTGTTAAACGATTACGTACAGTACCAACATCGGCTAATTCAGCACCTTCAAAAGCACCTCGTTTAGTCACAATATCAATGATCTGGACACATGCCGCAATATCAGATAATCCAATACCAGCCACATCTGCTTCTGTATTTGACTCTTCTACTTGATTTTCTTCACTCATTTTGTTTTCTCCTACTTATTATCTAATGCTAACCAATACAATGTATCACCAGCTGTTACGGATGCAATTGACTTTGATGAAACATCAAAAGCGTATGCATCACTATTACTAAATTTAAAATTGTTAATGTTAAACACAAAACTAAATTCAGATTCAATACTACCGTTAGACCTAACGGATAGCTTAAATTCGTTTGAGGTATTATTACTAGTATCAGTCACAGTAAGATCAACCTCAGATGATCCATTTGGAGTTACAACCATGCTAGGCACATTCAATGCTGAAGATGCTTTGCGAATGGTCATAAGCTGTTCATGTGTAATGTTAAACTTAACAGCAGAATCAGGCATCTTAGGTTCATTCTTAGCAACTACTAAATTGCCAATCTCTGAGAAGAAGTATTTGATACTAGATGTGCCATTACTGATAGCCACAAACTTCTTATTTTCATCAAAAGCCAACTCAGGATCTTCAAACATTCCTACTGCTGATAAGAACTCAGGGAGATCGTAGATTCCAAAGTCATAGGGAAACTCCTCTAAGATTGGCGACTTGGCCATGATGTTTTTAGACACCCCAACGGTCTTTAACACCTTATCGGTAGTACAAGCTATGTTAGCGTTAATTGTAGCAAAGTTCTTTAGAACTTCAATTGTTTCGTTACTTAAAACCATGATATATTTCTCCTTTTCAATACACTATATTATACACTATTTCGATGATAAAGTCAACAGCTTAATAACCATAATCTGTAGTACCAGTATCATTTGGATATTCTCCAACACTCTTCACTGTAGCATCAACTTTTGTGTAAAGATCTAAGAAAGCATCTCTGGTGTCATCATCGAAACGATTGATACACAGTTGAACAGCCTTATCTCTCTTACCAAAGATGCCAAACGTTTGAACAATGTGGCACAAACGTCTTGTTGAGATTACCTCATCAATGCCTTCATCCTCATAAGTCTTACGAATGGTATCGGCCCAACCAATTAATAAATCAGCAAATTCATCATCAACCGAGTTAAACTTCTCCATGTGATTCATAAGAATTTTCTTCTCTGTCTTAGGTGTTGGGTACTTCTGTTCAATTGTAATTGTAAAGCGTTCTAAGAATGCCTCATCTAAAATTGTAGCAGCAGTAAAGCGACCATCATCAGAACCTTTACCTTTAGTATTGGCTGTAGCAATCGCATTAAACCCTTTAGCAGGTTTAACAACTTCACCAGTCTTCTTAATAAGAATTGGCTTACCCTCTAAAACTCCTTGAAGAGCCATAATCTTATTAGTTCCACGATCGATTTCGTCGATCAATAATATAGCACCAGCCTCCATAGCTTTAATCACAGGACCTTTTTGGAACACTGTTTCACCATTCAATAGTCTAAAGCCACCAATCAAGTCATCCTCATCTGTTTCAGGTGAGATTTGAACTCTTACATACTCACGACCAGCTTTAGCACAGGCTTGTTCAATCATGAATGTCTTACCATTACCTGATAAACCTGTCACGAACGTTGGGTAGAATTCTCCCGACTTAATAATTTTTGATATGTCAGTTGAGTTTCCCCAAGCAACAAATGTATCATCAATCTTTGGAACGTAAACTTCATCATTAGATACAGATGACACTCCAATGTTTTGTACTGTTGATTTAGCTGATCTGAATGGAACTAGTGCTGCTTCTAAGTTATACACTCCACGTGAAACTTTAGGAAATCTCCTAACATGAGCAGCAGCTGTGTGCTTACTAACTCCAAGTTCAACTGCAACACCCACAACATCTTTTACTGTAAAATTTACTTTGTTATCCATTTCTGCTAACTTCTTGATCACTTGATTCATAATGTCTTACTCCTTTTCTGATTGTTATAATTACATTATACTCTAAAACGATGGAAAGGTCAACAATTATTTTCAGTTAATTCCCATCTAAATAATGTGGGTACTTTAAAGACTACCCAGGTCTATCATATCACACTAACTCTTCTACCACTCCTAACACCTCTGCTGCGATGAGCAAACTAGCTGCCCACACAAGTGAAAACGGCAATACCGCATATCCTAGGAATCTAAATCCTGATTTAACAAAACTTATAAATTGATGCTTATCTGCATCAGGGTACTCATTTAACATATTACTCCTTACGCTGCTAACGTATCTGTTATTGTTGACACCAATTTCTTAGTGTGTTTCTTACTCTTACTAAAGCTTCTAAACTGCTTCTTAATATCCTTAATGGCGATATCATTACCGTTTTTGTTATCTTTAATTTCAAACTCATCATCACTTCGTTGACCAACTTTTACTACCGACCACGTATCATATCCACACGCATTTTTAGCACTGATAATACCTTCGCTGTTGAACTCTCTATATTTGAGGTTGCTAGCAGCGTAACTACCTTCACCAGATTTACGAATTTTGTAATACCCCTCTTTGAAATCATACTTACTTTCAGCTAAGAACAAACACATTACTGTTGCTCCAGTTTGTCTCTTCATCTCCTTAACACAGTTTGTGTATAGC